TAAGCCGTTCAGAGCAAATTAGCTTTATTGGAACGTGTAAGACTAGCGCAAATGGTGCGCAAACTCAGTTGGGGAGGTTGTACACATATTCAATACCTTTTGAGGGTGTTATGACTACAAGCAATGAGATAATCTCCTGGACCGGCTTAAAAGCGCTTGAAAGGATTAAGGTTAATTGGGAGATAGTTGGAGAGGATACTGAGGTTGGTCAGGGATTTATTGAGAATTTAGAAATAATCGGATCAGTAGGGGATTTTATAACTTTTAATGGGAGCATAACAGGCTATGACTAATTTAATGCTTTACATCAATGATTTGCCGGTTGGTTGCTTATTAAGCAATGGATTGAGCGAGTCTATTAGTTTTATTAAGACGTGCAAAAGTACTGAGGAGATGGGCCAAAAACAGTTGGGGCAATTGCATTCTTATTCGGTTAATTTTGAGGCGGTTTATTCCGTAGATTCAAGCGTAATCAGTTGGAATGAATTAAAAGATTTGGGCCGTAGTAGGTTGCTAATGGATTGGTCAATGATCAATTTAGAAACGGATGAGGGCGATGCCGGAGAGGGTTTTTTAGAGAATTTAGAGATTACCGGAGTTAGTGAGGATTTTGTTAAATTTGCAGGAACTATTACCGGTTATGGGCCAATTGTAGATGCTGGAGTTGAGTATTTTGTTTGGGCGCAAAGTCCAGGTAATTTTGTTGATAATGGTGGTGGAGAGTATATATTTGTAAATTAAGAAAGATATGCCAGTTATAAATGGAGTGTACACTAAAGATTTTCCGGCATTAGGCAGAGCGCCAATTGATACGGATATAATTCCGATTGCGGAGGTTGCTAATCAAATAACCTTTAAAACTACAATCGGAGAGATATTTAACGCTAAAGTTTTTGGAACGGCTGGAGCAATTCCAAAATTTACCTCAGGCAATACGCTAGGGGATTCAATTATAACGGAGCTAACTGATAAAATAGGTGTTGATATTGCAACTCCAAACAACAAGCTATCCATTAATTCTACGGATCCGGGATCAGGTTTAGATTTACAGATAGGAGCTACATCATATGCAAGATTTGGAATTATCAATCCAGGATTGCCAGGCGAGCCAGGAGTAGATAATGATTGCTTTATAGGCTCAACTATTAACAATGATTTTTTAGTACGGACAAATAATATTGAGGCGTTAAGAATAGATACGGCCCAAAGGCTAACAATAGCAAACATTCAAAATGCTTTAGCAGATACTGATAAATTTCTAGTTTCTGAGGGCGGAGTAATTAAATACAGAACAGGAGCGGAGGTTTTAGCAGATATTGGTGCAGGGGTTGGTTCGGTCACTAGCGTAGGTTTAACAATGCCAGTAGCGTTTAGCGTTGCTAATTCACCAATTACAAGTGCAGGGACTTTAGAGGTTACTGCTATTGGGTCGGCATCTCAATACATTCGTGGCGATGGAACTTTGGCAACTATTCCTTCAACTTCAAGCGGTGGTGCTAATGTTAATTATTATTTAAATGGTTCGGTTGCTGCAAGTGTAGCGACTTATAAGCAAATGGATAACAGTGCCGTTATTGGCGCAGGTACTGACTTTAATTTGACTGGCAATGGCTTAATTGCTCAATTCTTAACAGATGCAGGTAACCCAAACAGATTGCTTATTCCGGGCGGTGCGTGGAATTTTGAAATGTACTTTAATATTAGTTCAAGCGGTGGCAATTCTAAATTTTATGTTGAATTATTAAAATACGATGGAACGACTTTTACAAGTATTGCAAGTTCGGTTGCAGTTCCCGAAGAAATAACAGGCGGAACAACAACAGATTTATACATTACATCTTTAGCAGTACCCGAAAGTACTTTATTAATTACTGACAGATTAGCTCTGAGGGTTTACATCGTAGATAATTCAGGCGGTCGTACAGTTACTTTGCACACCGAGGATAATACCTTGTGTTTAGTTACAACAACCTTTGCGGGTGGTATTGCAGCGTTAAATGGATTAACTTCGAATACTCAATACTTTGCAACTGGCACGACTGGGACTGATTTTAATATTTCAAGCTTACTTGATACTCATACTTTTAATTTACCAACTGCAAGCGCTACAAATAGAGGGGCATTAAGTTCATCTAATTGGAGTACGTTTAACGGTAAAATAGGGGGTACAGGAACTGCAAATTATATTCCTAAATTTAATGGAACTAGCTCACTAACAAATAGTACTATTTTTGAAGATGCTGGTGGCGTAGCTATTGGAGTTCCTTTTACGGAAGCAGGTTTTTTGCTTTATGTAAATGGTGGAATAAAAGCAAATGGCAATAGTACAATTAATGGTAATTTAACCGCTTCGCAATTTATAGTACCTAGTGGAACTTCAAGCCAATTCTTAAAGGCAGATGGTTCGGTAGATACAACGACATATCAAGCTGCAATTTCTTTAGCAGCAATCGGAATTACACCAAACGCAAATGGAGCGAGTCTTGTTGGAAGTCTTTTAAATTTACAACCAGCTGATGCAAGTTTTGGAGGTGTAGTTACTACGGGAACGCAAACCTTTGCAGGAGATAAAACATTTAGTAGTGATTTAACAGTTAATGGTGTTAATATTGGTTTAGGTGGAGGTTCAATAGATACGAATACAAGGGTAGGGTCATCGGCTTTAGGGGTGAATACTACTGGTTTTTATAATTCAGCTTTTGGGTACTATGCCTTATCTTCAAATATTATAGGTAAAAGTAATTCAGCTTTTGGGTTAAGTTCATTAAGAAATAATCTTGCGGATAACAATACTGCAATAGGTGCATATTCAGGTAATCAAATAATATCTGGAGATAATAACACATTATCAAGTAATAGCGTTTATTTAGGATACGATACACGACCGTCTGCGAATGGTAACACAAACGAGATAGTAATTGGTTATGCTGCAAGTGGTGGCGGTTCTAATTCGGCTACTTTAGGGAATACAAGCATAGCGACAACTATCTTACATGGAAATACAAGCATCGGATATACAACTAATCCGAGTTTATACAAGTTAGATGTAAATGGTACGGGAAGGTTTGCAGCAAGTGCTGGAACTTATGCTGGCGGTTCTTTAATTTTAACATCTTCGGCTGGAACTAATCCTATTTATTTAACAAGTAACGGAGGGTATTTTGCTTTATCAAACGGAGGTGGTGGTGACCATTTATTAATAGCATCCACAGGAGCAGCGACCTTTAGCTCAAGTGTGAGTGCAACTTCATTTAATTTGGGTAATGGTCAGTTTTTAAGACTAACAAGGGCAAGTGGTGCTTTGCAATACGATGCTTTAGGAATAGTCGCAGGTACTGATAATACAAGGCTTATATCTACTGGAGATTTTGATATAGTAAATGGGTCATTAACAAGTCAGTTTAAGGTTGCAGCGAGCGGTAACGTAGGTATAGGAACAACAAGTCCAGCTTATCAATTACAATTATCTACCGATAGTGCAGCAAAACCAACAAGCGCATTATGGACTATTGCATCGGATGAAAGAATAAAAGAAAATATAACTCCATATACAAAAGGATTAGCTGATTTACTTAAAATTAATCCTGTAAATTATGATTACAATGGATTAGGTGGATTTAAAAAAGGAAAGGGTGGCGTTGGAATTATAGCTCAAGAAATAATAGATATTTTGCCAGATAGTGTTAGCTCAATAAAAGCTAAATTAAACGAAGATGACAAAGACGAAATTGATATTTTAAATTTTAATGGTCATGAATTAACTTATATTTTAATAAATGCTATAAAAGAATTAAAAGCAGAAATAGAACTACTTAAAAACAAATAATTATGAAGAATATTCAATCAATCCCTACATGGGTAAAAGGTCAAGCAGTAACGGCAACTATTTTTAATTTACGCCCAATCGGTGGCGAGTTATTCCAAAGTGCTACGTTTTACTTTGCTTTATTAGATAGCGACTTAGTAGTGACCGCAGATGGCAATTTAACGATGTCAGGCGATGCTTATAACGAATGGGGTAATGATGATGAGTATGCGTATAACTATGCAGCAGAGAAGCTTAATTTAGTTATTACAGGGGATTATGTAGCTCCAGTGATTGCATCAAGCAATGAGCCAATTGTAGATACTTTAAATGAGGTTGCTGAGCCAATTGCTGAGGAGCCAACTGTACAGGATAACTTGACAGTTGAAACGGATACAGAAATTTAATTATATTTGTTAAAAAATAACACTATGAAAACCAAAGAAGTAAAGAAAACAGAGCCACAAAAGTTAAAAGTTGAATTGACAGTACAGGAATGGGAAGCGGTTTTAGCAGTAATTGAAAACAGTACATCTGCTCACATTCAAGTAAAATCAGTTGCAGCCGAATTAGTTAAACAATTACAACCACAGGTAAAAGATGACAAATAATAATGCTGATTTGGCGACAATTTTAAGCGTATCAGGCGCAATGGTATCTATGGCTGATGTTCAGCCTGTTGTAACAATGATAGCATCTTTCGTGGCCATAATTAGCGGGTTATTTGCAATCAGGTATTATCTGCATGCGACTGAAAAGCTGAAAAAATGATTAAGAACGGATTAATAGTATGTCTGATATT